GTTCATTAGATGATGCAATAGATATAGGAATTAAGAATCAAAAAAAACATTATGATTCTTGGAAAAAATTTACAGATGTACAGAGCTTATATATTACATATGAAGATTTAATACAAGATTGTAAAAAAGAATTTATTAAAGTTTTAAAATTTTTAAAAGTTTCTATTGATAATAAAAAATTAAATAATAGTATTAAAAATACAAGTTTTAATAGATTACAAACTTTAGAAAAAGAAAAAGGATTTTTTGAAGCGGCCGATTATAAAACAGATAATCAAAGAATTTTTTTTAAGACTGGTAAAATAAAACAATGGAAAAATGTTTTTACAAATCAACAAGAAGAAAAAATTTATAATTTGCTTATAGGAGAATAAATGGCTAAATGGGATATGATAAAAAAAAAAGTAGCTTCAAATGGAAAAATAATTTCAACAGGACAAACTATTACTCCTTTATTTTCAAATGAAGATACTGGATTAAAGGATAAAGTGGCTAATTTAGAAAATAAATTAGATACAGTATTAACTTTGCTTAATAAAAAAGAAAAATTAAAATAAATTAATGATTAAAGTATGGTTCTTATTAGCTGTAATAGTATATCAAAATAGTGATACGATAGCATATCAAGGTTTTACTGCGTATGATGAAAAAGAAAAATGTGAAGAACAGGAATCTATTATAGAGAATTATATATTAACTGTTGAATCAGTAGTAAATAGAAAACCCTTCGTACAAACATACTGTTTAGAAATTAACCTACCTAAAAGAAATCTTAATAAATTAAATAATTCAGGACTTGATACATAATGGCAACATATTTAACATTATCAAATAGAACTTTAAATGCATTAAATGAAGTTGAAATGACATCTTCTAATTTTAGTAGTAGTCGTGGTATTCAAACTGCTGTTAAAAATTTTGTTAATAGAGCTTTACATGATATATATAATGAATTGGAAGAACTTCCAAGTCTTCATAAAGAAACATATCATATAACAAATGCAGGACAACGGGAATATGCACTACCAACAGCAAATTCACCAGTTTCTGGAGATTTGCAATGGCGTAAAATAGATTGGGATACATTCTATTTAAAACCAAATGAATTATTAACAAATGGCGAATTTACTTCTGATATAAGTAGTTGGACAACTATTGCAGGTTCCGGAAGTGGAGCCTATAATAGTGGTGGAAATGGAAGAATGAGATTAAATGATTATGCTGCATATCAATCATTTTCTACAACAAAAGATGCAGAATATAGAATACAAGTAAAAGCATTTGATTCTGAAGGTACAGGACAGGCACTAAAAGTACAAGTTGGTACTGCAGCAGAGGGAACTCAGAATTTAAGTACAACATTAACAGTAGAAGATTTTGGTGAAGGTAAAGTATTAGATACAACCTTTACAGCAACTGTTCAAACAAGTTATGTAACTTTAAATAATCCATCTACGGCAACAAATATGGATATTGACTATGTTCGTATATCTAGAAATATTAGTCCTCAAAGATTAAAATATATATCATTTGATGATTGGGTAAGAAGATTTTCTGAAAGAGATTTAGCAAATATAAGTACCTCGTATACTGAACCATGTTATGTGTATAAAACACAAAGTGGTAAATTAGGATTAACACCAATTCCAGATAAAAGTGATTATAGAATAGTATTTGATTATTGGAAAGAACATACAGAATTATCCGCACATGGAGATTCTCCAGATTTAGATGACAGATATGCAGATTTAATTGTATCAAGAGCAAGTTATTATGCATATAATCTTCGCTCGGACCCCGAGCACGCATTAATTGCAAATAAAGAATTTGAAGCAGGATTAAAAAGATTACGTAATGATTTAGTAATAAAACCTGAGTATATGCGAGATGAGCGAGTTAATTTAAGAGTATCAATGTATTAAAATGCCAAATACTTCTCAAATATCACCAACAGTTGTTAGTTGTTACGGAGGATTAGTTTTAAATAAAGATGTATTTTCAATGAAACCGGGAGAGGCATTAAAATTACAAAATTTTGAGCCAGATATTGCAGGCGGATATAGAAAATTAACAGGAACAGCAAAATTTAATTCTACAATTGTAACACAAGTATCATCTTCTACTGAACGATTAATGATGGTGGCTATTTTTAATGATATTGTTATAGCTGGTCGAGGAGGTACAGTTTATAGTGGTACTACATCAGGAAGTTGGACATCAAGAGCTACAAGTAAAGGTACAACATATACTTATGATTTTGATAAATTTAATTTTGATGGCAATGACAAAATAATTATTGCTACAGGTTCTGCTGCAGCATTTACATTAAATACAAGTTATACTGAGGATATTATAAATGCAACTGGTGGTGGAACTGCACCTACAAACCCAAAATACGTAAAATCATTTGCTAATCATATGTGGTATGCGGGTATGTCTGATGCAACATCGACATTGCAATATTCTGGGCCTTATACAGAAGATGATTTTGATACAGGTGGTGGAACAATTAAGATTGGTGATGTTATTACTGGAATGAAAGTTTTCCGTGATGAATTATTTGTTTTTTGCGAAGACAGTATTTTTAAAATAACCGGGACCAGTTCGAGTGATTTTGCTAAAGCTGAAGTTGCAAAAGATGTTGGAACAATATCACACCATTCAATTCAAGAACTGGGTGGTGATTTAATATTTTTATCAAAAGATGGATTTAGAACAATTGCTGGTACAGAAAGAATTGGTGACGTAGAATTAGGAACTGTATCAAAACAAATACAAGCACGTATTGCTGATATTGGGTATGATAATATTACTTCAACTGTTATTGGAGCTAAATCACAATATAGATTATTTTATCCTGTAACTGATACTGTAGAAACAAGTTCAAAAGGAATTATTGCTGTGTTAAAAGTAAATCCAGAAACAGGTACTTTAGGTTTTGAATATGCGGACTTAAAGGGAATAAAACCTGCTTGTTGTGATACAGATTTAATTAGTAATACAGAAACCACTATTTATGGTGGGTACGATGGTTATGTTTATAATATGCAATCGGGTAATGTATGGACATACGCATCAACAACAGCAAATATATCGGCATTTTATAGGTCACCAGATTTAGCTTTAGGCGACCCTGGAATACGAAAAACTATGCAACGAGTTTTATTAAACTATGAGGCAAATGATAGCATTGACACAACTAATCAAACATTTCAATTAAGATATAATTTTGAAAATACAGATACTCCACAACCTTCTGCATATTCTATAACTGAAGGTGGTGGGCAAAATTTTTATGGAACTGGTTTATATGGAACAGCAATATACGCAGCAGAATCTGGTATACCTTTAGCTAGACATTCAGTTGAAGGTTCTGGATTTGTTGTAGCATTAAAATTAAATGATGCAAGTAATAAAACACCTCTATCTTTAAAAGGATATGAGATGGAATACGTAAATGGAGGAAGAAGATAATGGGAGCAACCTATACTAGACAAAGTAGTGGGGATATTGTAGATGGTTCAACGATTGAAGCATCTCATTTTAATGATGAATTTGACCAATTATTAGCAGCATTTGCAGTATCAACTGGTCATACACATGATGGAACTGCTGCTGAAGGTGGTCCTGTTACTAAATTATTAGGAACTGCAATTACCATTGGCGATGGTACTGCAGGAACAGATATTGCTGTCACATTTGATGGTGAAACAAATGATGGTGTTTTAACATGGATGGAAGATGAGGATTTATTTAAATTTTCTGATGCAATAAATGTTGGTGTTGATGATGCTGGGTATGATGTTAAATTTTTTGGTGATACAGCTAGTAAGTATTGGTTATGGGATACTTCAGCAGATGGAGTTGTACAAATAGGAACGCTTACAGTTGGAGTTGATGATGCAGGACATGATGTAAAGTTTTTTGGAGATACAGCAAGTGCTTATATGTTATGGGACACATCAACAGATGATTTAGTCTTAGCAGGTGCGGCAGGAATTGACCTCGCAGGTGAC